TAAAGCAATGCCGGCACAAAGTAATATTAACGACATTCGTGCATACTTAAAGGAATATCAAATTAAGTCCGGCAAGAAAGTTGACTTTATAATGGTTGACTATCTGGACTTAATGATGCCTGTGAGTGCAAAAGTTAACCCAAATGATCTATTCGTTAAGGATAAGTTTGTAAGTGAAGAACTAAGAAATTTATCCAAAGAATTAAACATTTTACTAATAACTGCTAGCCAATTAAACCGGTGTTTTTCACTTGATACAAAAGTAGTAACCAATGGCAAAACTATCGAAATAAAGGATGTAAAAATAGGGAATTGGCTAGAATCTGAAGCTGGTCCTGTTTGCGTAACCGAAGTTCTTCCTATTACTAAACAGCCGGTGTTCGAGATAACCACAAAATCTGGCAAGAAAATCAAAGTAAGTGCCAACCACAAATTTCCAACACTAGATGGTCTGAAAACACTTGCAAATGGGCTACAAATAGGCAACTTTCTGCGTAGCCGTGCTAAATAATATTAGCAACTGCTACTTAGGAGAAAGCAATGAAACAAATTTATCAAGTGTCAAGGGTGTTATGCAAAGAGGTATTAACGCCAGTTGAAATTTTAATAATAGATTCGATAGAATTTAAAAAACATAAACAAACAAAGCTAATAGAATACATAAGAAGATATAAACAGTTAAATCTGCCAATGGAGCTTCTTAAAGAAAATTGGAGCGAAATTTCCAAACTTAACAACGACAGTTCTAGTTTGCGTTCCTGTGAACTACGCAACGGACCCGTAATTGGATTAGTTAAATTTAACGAAAAAAGACAAGCTGGTATTACGACCAAGGCAGACTACATTGAACGTTACGGCGAAACAGAAGCGGTCGCTCGTCTACGAAAGCGGGCTGCAAGTGAAGAGATTTACATTGAGAAACACGGTGTTGAATTAGGGAAAGTAAAATGGAACAATTATCTGCAGAAGAGAAAAAGTAGCTATGCAAAAAAGAAAGATAACGGTTATGTTTATGCTAAGACTAATCGAGAGTATTACCGTAATCTGCATGGCGCAGCGAAAGGTGACGAGATATATAATAAGAAAATCGAAGGCCAGCGGTTTAAAGTAAGTTTAGCAGGTTACATTGAAAAATTTGGACCAATAGATGGACCGATCAAGTGTAAAGCTAATAAAGATCATGCTAGTCTCTTGTACTATACTAATGCACACGGCTCAGAGCAAGGTTTAGAAAAATATACACAGAACTGTGCTAGGCTTGCAGCAGTACTGACAAGCAGGACATCAATTAGCAAGTGGTGTCAGGATATTTGTGAAGAAATTAAACAAGAGATCACAGACTTATTTTATTACGGTGAAAACGAGTTAATATTTGCAGTGAAGGACTTTCCAAGGTTGCGGCAGAAAATTGTTAGACCAGATCTATTTTATAGAGGGAAAATAATTGAATTTCAAGGAGATGTATTCCATGCCAATCCGTTGCTGTATGAGTCCAATGATACACCTCATCCATTTAATAGAGCAATAACATCATCTGAAATTTGGGACATTGATAAAGCAAGACTTGATTATTATAAGACAAAGCAGTATAATGCGCTAGAGGTATGGGAATTAGAATGGAAAAACAACAAAGAGGAGACAATTGCAAAATGCGTGAATTTTTTGAAGAAACATTCGAATGGGACGAAATAGTCAGCATTGAATACATTGGTATTGAAGATACCATTGACATCAATGTCACTGGCGATAGATTGTTTTGGGCAAATGATATTTTAGCACATAACAGTGCCGTTGAAGAACAAGAATTTGACCACAGCCACATTTCTGGTGGTATCTCTAAAATTAACACTGCGGACAATGTATTTGGTATGTTTACAAGCAGGGCAATGAAAGAGCGTGGAAAGTATCAAATACAGTGTATGAAATCACGAAGCTCGACCGGCGTTGGTCAAAAAATTGATTTGGAGTATAACATTGAAACAATGCGCATTACTGATGAAGGCGGAGAAGACAGCGAAAACAGGTTTTCTAAACCAAGCATCATGGACACAATTAAAGCCAAGAGTTCAGTTAGCCCGGCTGTTTCTGCAGAAACCGGTGTATCATCTAATAAATGGGAAAGAGGAACAGGAACTCCAGCATGGGAACAAGCCCCTAAGGTAACAGCAGACGTGCAAACTGCTAAACTTAAAGGCTTGCTCAATAAGATTAGAGCAGGTTAAACTATAAAGTTTAGTTTGTAATTTTAAATAAATAAGCCAAAGGTTCTGAGATAATGCAAAAACGCACCCGTAGTTTATTAGAAGAACTAGACTCTATGTATATTGAGCGTGATCGCCGCCTGGTTCTGGAAAACCGTGCTGCTAATGTCATAGCCAATGCTATTAGATTGCTAGAACAAATTGAGCAAGAATACGAGCCCTTACAGGCGGAAAATCTAACCCGTAAACTGCTCAACGCTATACGCACAAAAGACACTGGTAAGTTTTCGCGCTCAGTAAGGAGAACACATGAAGATTCATGAAATACATCGTCGCCAGGCCGCAGATGAAGGCGTGGTTAGCGGAATAAAGACTTTTGCAAGTGGTATGGGGGCAGTAGCCAAGAACCTTGGTGGTCAAATTTTAGACAAGTTAGATCCTGGTCTTAAAAACTTAGTGTTTAAAAAACCCACAACGCCCAACTTGTCCGGAACCCCAGCGGAACAAGCGGCACAGATGGCTGAGCCGCTGATAAAGCGGTTAGCAAAACAAGAAGCTGAAAAATGGATCAAATCTTGGGCTGCTATGTCAAAGCACCCGCGGAAATTGTTCGAGTTAAACATATTATTGGAAAAAACTGTTCGTAATACGCTCATGAGAGGCAAAATTAAGGAAGGCATTGAGAAGTTGCCTTTGATGCTAGATCCCGATCCAAATATACAAAAACGAGCATCGGACCTAGTGGCACAGATTAAACAAGATATGGCCAATATAATGGCAACTGCTAAAGCTACTAGCGTTCCTACTGTAGGCAATGTATTAGAACAATGGGAACAGTTAGTTAGAGATACATACAAGGCTATGAGCTTAATACAGTTCTACGACAAATACCACGGCAGCCTGCGGGCATCTCGTATAGCAAAAGTTAAGGCTGGTCGCAAAGCCCAAGCCAGTGCTGCTGGAGCAGGAACAGTTCCACCAACTACTGCAACTCCTGAACAATCATACTATTTCGACGGTCGGAAACTGAATCCAAATGATCCAGATGACGCTCGAATGATAGCAATGATAAAACTCCAGGACAAAGCATGAGATTTCTTTTAGAAGGTGGGAACGTATTCAAAGATGCCGACGGCAATCCACTAACAATTCGCATTAATCAAAGCGATGTAGCCGCTACTGTGTTATGGCTTGAACAAGTAACAGGGCTAGAATTCCCCCGCGAACGTTGGCTCGGCAGTACAGGTCGCAAACCCACTAGCGGCGATTTAGATCTTGCAGTGGATGCAAGCGAAATCAACAAAGAACAGCTAGCAGCAAAGTTGGTTCAATGGGCACAAAGTCACGGCGAAGACCCCAAGAACTGGGTTAAAAAAAGCGGCGAGGTGCACCTACGCACTCCAATAGGTGGCCGACCAGAAAATGGATATGTACAAACAGACTTTATGTTTTTTCCTAATCTAGACTGGGGCCAGTTCTACTACGGTGGTGCTGAAGATTCGGCCTATCGGGGTATGCACCGAAATGTGTTAATGTCAAGTGTTGCTAAACAAGCAGGACTAAGAATGGGTTTAAATGGGTTGATTAGTCGCACTACTAATCAACTAGTGCAAGGTGGACAGGATCCTGACTATGTGGCTCAAATATTACTGGGCAAAAATGCTACACGAGCAAACCTTAAAAATGTAGAAAGCATATACGCTGCATTAGCTAAAGACAAAGATCGCAACGCCAAACTATCAGACTTCCAAGAGTATCTTAACAGAGAAGGATTGCAACCGCCTGACCTTGTTAAAGAAAACTCGGATGTAAACTTCCTGTCCAAGTTGCGTGACCGCATTGTTAATCAAGGCATGATGCCACTAATAGACAATGAAAAAGCAAACCCATATCAAATTCTTGAAGCCGAAGTTGCGGGTGTAGGCGGTCGAGCAAAAGGAATTGAACACCTGGAAGACCTTGTATTCCGCAAAGGAAGTAGTGGAGTAGTAGATGCATTGGCTATTGTCGATGCTGCTACACAGCAACCTAACACCACTACAGTTAAGTGGGACGGAAAACCCGCCTTAATCTGGGGGCGTAAACCTTCCACTGGCGAATTTGTATTAACGGATGGTTCAGGATTTGAAGCCAAAGGATATGATGGCCTTGCAACAAGTCCGCAAATGATGGGTGATATACAGCGCACACGCTCTGGTCCGCGTGACGAATTGATTCAACTGTATGCAACACTATTTCCACTATTAGAAGAGGCTACTCCAACTAACTTCCGGGGATATGTTAAAGGTGATCTATTGTTTATGGACACTCCTGCACTTGAACACGGCAATTATGTGTTTAAACCAAACACTGTGCAATATCGTATTCCTGCTAAAACTTCAATTGGGCAGCGTATCGGCAGCAACAAAATTGGTATAGCAATGCACTCAATGTATGCTGATCAAGGTGAGCCACGGCAACCACTGAGCAGAGTGTCGTTTAACGATGTACCTGGATTGTTATTGATTGAACCTATTGCCGGCAAATCTATGGAACCTGATGCTGCATTGATTAAACAAATCAAGGGCATATTGCGTAGTAAAGGTGCATTAATCAACACGCTGTTTAATCCTGCAGAACTTCGTGCGATGCAAATCACAGACCTAGCCAAGCTATGCGTTGACTATATTAACTACAGAATTGGTTCTGGACACTTCGAAAACTTGTTAGCAGAATTTGGGGATTGGTTACAGACAAAAGTTAGTCCCCGCAAATTCACTAATATTATTGAATATTTAAGTAGCCCATCTAGCAATCAAGAAGGTTTAGCTGCTGCATTTACTTTGTTTATCTTGTTACATGATTTAAAGCTTGATATCTTAAAGCAGCTGGATTTGAAAGATCCCGGTCACGAAGGTTGGGTAATGGCTACCCCTGCTGGATACGCTAAAGCAGTGAATCGCTTCGACTTTACTGCCAGAAATCGTGCCCAAAATAATCCTAAATAACAGTTTTTTTTAACAAATAACTAAATAAGTGCAGGGACAGAGTTCCCAATAACTTAAAGGAAATTTAAAATGGCATATTATCTAAAATCAAATGGCGATGCACAACCAGTATTCGCAATCGACGTACGAAACGGTCCAGTAGCACCCGGTGCTTCTACCGCCGGTACTCCAGTAAACGCGGCTGGTCCAAAGCTGGACTTCTTCCGCTTAGTTGCTAGTGGAACACTTGCTGCTGAGCAAGGTGTTAACGGTTATGTTTCTGCTATTCTTCAAGCAGTTCAACAGACTTCTACTATCGCAACGTATCAAGTTGACGGTGTTGCAGTTAGCTTTGCAGTGTTCCCAGCTGGTGCATTTGTAAACGCCGCTGCATTCTTAGCCGCTGCCCAGACAGCAGTTCACGCATCCATTACGCTTGACTCAGCGACACAAGCTGGTTTCAAGCTCGCAACTTAATTTTAAGTAAGCGTATCAAACAACCCCGGATTTATTCCGGGGTTTTTCTTTGTCCTTAAATACCTGCTAATGCAAATACTATGTAGAACTCTTTTTGATTGTCGCCAGACTGGCACTACTGCACATTTTCGCCCAAGCCAAGCACAGTATACAGATCAAGCCGGCAATGTTATACAAAATATAAATGACTGGAATCGTTCTAGAAACCAACAGCGTAACTGGGAAACTATCATGCAAATGATTAGTCTTAGAGCGCAACCACTTATAATTGTTGCACCAAACCAAGTAGGATCACGCTGGCAATTTGTTTTTGAAGTAGAGACTCCCGGAGTATACAGTATAACAGGTGATATCAATAATCTCGACGTGCTAACTAACGAATGCAAAGGAATACCAATGATAGTTGATTTAGATGAACAAAAAGGACTTGCTGCTCATCTTATAACTAGCGGCTCCGATCAGAACATTTGGTTCTCTACAATAAATACATTAGAAATAAAATGAATAAAGAACAAAAATTAGATCGATTTGCAAAACGAGAATTTGACCGCAATGTTAATTCGATGATTTTAAAAGACATAGTAAGCGATAGCTATATTGCATTTGGAAAATATCGATTGATTGCAAATAAGCATCAATACGAAGTCCGAACTATAGACAATGATTTTGTTGCATCATTTGGCAATAAACGCATTGCAATTTCGTGGTGCGTAGCAGATAAATACAATCAAATAAATCTTGCAATTTACATTAAAAATTTAGATCGCAAGAAGCAAGAAATGAGTTCCGACATTCAAGTTAGCAAAGCACAAGCAGACCGAAGCAACAACAGCGATTTTGTAGAAGTGGTGCTGACCAAGCTACAACCAAAAATAGAGCAGTTTGCTCTGTTAAATAACGAATTAGAAAAATGTCTAAACTCGGCTAAATATCTACAACTAAGAGGATTCCAAAATGAAACTGCATGAATTAGCGGCAACCGAGCCAAGTAAACAAATGTCTCGTGTATTCGAGAGCTATTTTGGCTCGCACATGAGCTTCCATAAACTAACTGGCCCACAAGCCCGTAAAATGCTCACCCGAGTACGGGGTGTGCTAGGTGAATCTCGCCGCCAACCAGCTTCTCATCACAGCGAGAAAAATCCAGCATACCTTAAACTAGTAATGGTAGAGCAAGCGCTAGTATCTAGACTAAACGAATTCGCAATGGCACCGGCTCCAGGCGCTGCCTCAGTACCCGGCGCAAGAGCTCCAGCAACAGATGCTGCTGGCGAGATTGCCGCGCAAAAAGATCCTAAGATTAAACTAGCCATGGAAAAAGCTGCCAAAGGTCAAAATCTCAATCCAGACGAACAAAAACTAGTTGCTGCTGCTGCACTAACAAAGACTACAGAAAGTCTACGCCGTGCATATCGCATGCTAAAGGAGAGCGAAGTACAACAAGCTCAAGTGGTGTTAGCTGCACAAGACATGGTAGACAAGATGCAAAAGATGATTGAAGACACTAGCAGCTTGCAGTTCAAAGAACTACCTGCGTTAGTAGATTCAATTAAGAATCAAGTTGGTCCGGAACAAGCACAACAATTCAATGCCGACGCTAGCGCCGCATTAACTGGATTGGTTCAAAACCTACAAAGTTCTAAACAACAAATGGAACAAGCACTTGGCGTGGTAACAGGTCAATCTGTCGCACCTGCTAACGATCTAGGTGGCATGGCCGACGCAGCAGCTGGAGGCGATCCAATGGGTGATGAAATGGATGGGCAACTTGGTCAAATGGGTGACATTGCTGCTCCAATGGACGACGAAGAAATTGCACCAGCACCAATGGCAGCACTAGGTCGCGGTCGTAGATAATGCGAATTAACGAAGTAGATACACCACCAGACGGTGGTGCAGACCCAAACAAACTAATGGGTCTTATTAATTTCCTTGCTGGCCGCGCAGAAAATTCTAACTCTACTAAACAAATAAGCCAACAGGCCTTTATACAGTTAGCTAAGAGTATCGGAATTAACATCACTGATCAAAACATTGGTCAAATTCTAAATAGTCCTCCGTCGGATGCTCTATTAGAGCCAATTGATCAGGAATCAGGAATGATTAGTTTCCGCGGTGCCGATATCGGGCCATCAAATATGAGTGTTCCGCAAGCACAGCAGGTGGTATCCAAATCTGCAAAATCTGCTATGCGTCGGATGAAATAATTAGTTGACTTCAGGTGTTAAATACAGTATAATATACTGTAGGAGATTAATTAAAATGAAAACCTGGGAAGCTTTTATAAAAAGAACAAACCCCGTTACTGGCAAAAGTCAGCAGCTTAAACTTCGGTTGGATGCGGAAAATGAATTTCTTGCTGTTGACAAGTTCAAAGCAAAATACGGTCCTGATTGTCTAATCGGTTGGATCAACGAAACCAAAAATTACGGCCTACAGTCAGTAGGGTATTAATAACATGTGATCATATGGCATTTTTAGTAATAGCGAAACACTACTACTAAATATAGCACAAAACAACATTTCAACGGAGTTTAATATGATTACTGTAACCGATCTCGCCGCAAAAAAGATTAACGAGAACATTATTAAACGAGGTAATGGCGTTGGAATCAGGATTAGCGTTAAAACTACTGGTTGCTCGGGCTTTGCGTATGTAGTGGAGTATGTTGACAAATACACCGCTGAAGTTGGAGTCACTAACTATGCTCATAAGGATTTTGTAGTGCTTGTTGATGCTAAATCAGATGTGTATCTAAATAATATTACCGTGGATTGGGAACAAAAAGGCCTTAATGAAGGCTTTGCGTTTATCAACGATCTGGAGAAAGATCGCTGTGGCTGCGGCCTCAGCTTTCGTGTATGAGCGCAGTACTGCAAAATATTGTCAATCAACCCTACAAGCACGGCTTCGTCACGAACATCGAGTCGGATGTCGCGCCCAAAGGGCTGAATGAAAACACCATCCGGATGATTTCAGCCAAG